TTACTTTTTTCAGCAAAAGCATATCATCAGAGCGCTTAATCTGAGAAGCCATTGGCTCCTCTTCTGCTTCGTCGTTATCTAACATTTGACAATCCTTGTCGATGTTAAGCTACGTGTATTTTAAATTCCCCAGCCGCTCGATCCATAAGCGGCTCGCTTGGGGGCATAAGCTTTAGGTTTCTCTCTAAGTTTAGGCCATACAAGCTTTAAATCATTATCCAGAATTCTAGCCAATGAGTCTAGCATGTCATCATGAAGAGATACTGGAAAATTGGCATACTCTTCTTCTCTAAATACTTCTACTAAGTCGCGTGTCTTTCCCTCGTAGTCTGTTTTAGCGCAAGTCTCCGGCAGATAGATTCTACCTTGTTCAAATAATGGAATTAGTTTTCTTATTCTGTCTATCTTAGACAGTCTTCCTCCTAGAGGGATAATTTTAAAGTTGTAATTAATTCTTTTTGAGCAGTCTTTAATATGAGCTATATCAGCCTGCATCCCGTATTGTTCGTAACCGACCTCGCGCGGTTGATACTTTCTATGTAATCTAAATAATTCTTGGGCTCTTTCAGTCAGCGATAGCCTGTCTCTGACAAACTCTAAAATATAAAAATTGTTATCGCCGCTTAACCCAACCACCGTCATGCTCGTGTAATCAGATGATTTCTTTTTTTCATTAGCAGGGTCAACCAGTATATAAATATTCATGTTGTGGAAATTTTGGACATCTTGATATTGCAGCCATTTTCTCTTAAAACCCTGATTTTCATCAGCAACGGGATTTAGCAATTGCTGAGAATTAAATGTGTATGGCCCTTGCTCTCTACGCTTTTTATCAAGTGATTCTTTTGAGAGCAAAACCGGGGCACCGTTTACCGTTCCATCAACCGTAGCGGCGTGGATTCGAGGGATAGCTGCTTTTCTATCCATGATAGTTTTGTAAGTATCATTGAAATGGTAGCGGGTGCCGATGTATCTTACCTTTCCTCCTTCTGCCCCAAGATTAAGTGACAGCTCCCAAGCGTGGGTTGTTTTTTCTATCATGTCCGGAGACCGGACATTTTCAATCGTGACAACATCGTCATAAACACGCAAAAAGAAATGCCTTCCTGTAGGCTGGCCTTCTACAATTCCATGGGCCTCAATTGTGTGCTCTTTAGGATTACTCTTGCGCTTTACTAGAATTCCGCCATCTAAAGACCATGTTGGTGCTTCTTTGTCAGGATTGTCCCACAGAATATCCGGAAAGCAGCCTTTCAATAAAATATTACTTTCAAACTCGCGCTTAATTTGACCAAGAAAATGCTTAGAAGCGCTTTTAACGTGACTAAATATTCCAATTGTTGGCTCAATCCCTTTCCATTTTGCAAGTGGTTCGTCTCCGTGAGAGGATAAGATGTCTTGGATGGTTAAACCTATTGTAATTATTGTGCTTTTGTAATGTTCTCTAGCCCATAAATCTAAGTACCCGTCTGGATTTTCCTGGACATCTTTACAGCGTGCTAAAATCCATGGATGAACCATGTCTTTGCGGCCCAAGCCTACAGTCATTAAAAAAAATAAATCCCTGCGACACATGTCACGAGCGACGAGAAATTGTTCTGCTTTTGAGAGCTTGGCGAAAACCGCAGAGAATTTCTTATAATCTTCTATTGTTGAAAGCTCAATCATATATCACCAAAGCAGGTTTTCTGAAATAACTAAAACCTCATATTGAGCATATGCTCGTGTGTTAGCCGTTTCGGCGGTGCACGACGCCTTCACATGTGTTAATTCATCAAACTTTAATGTGGATCTTAAATTTAAAGGGATTATACCACTATTAGAGGTTCCGCCAAAAGTATCTGTAATTCGCCAAGTGCCGCCGTTCGTTTTAACTTCCAAGTGCAGGTCTCCGATCCTAACTCCGCCGCCGCCTTGTATTCCCCCTATAGATGCATTGCCACCTAAGAAAAACCCGCTAAACCCGGACGGAATAATAAAGTGCGACATTTGTGTTTGTCCGTACCCGGCCGGGATTGAGGCAACGGTGACTGGGCCAGTTTTTTGCCTAATGGTGATTGCGCCAGCATTGTAAACCCCGCTTCCGGCTGTCAAAACAAAGGCCCTGTATACATCTAAAAATTGCTGGGTGGTTTCAACTGCTGTGACGCCGTTCATAGTGACGTCTTCGGAAATTAAGCTAGTGTTAGAATCATATCCAAAAATTCTTACCGTCCTTGCCCCGGTTCCAGCCGGGTCTCCGTCATCTGCGGCATCGGCTGATAGCACCTCCAATGCATCAGCACTGCTTGTGTCTGTCTTGGTCCCACCAGCAGCCCAGACATCAGCTTTTGTAGAATCTATATCAAGGTTCTGCCCAAACTTGTTTATTGTGAACGCTTGAGAAGATGGGATTCTTCCCGCGCTAACGTTAAAAAGCAAATCATCAAAGTTGCGAACAGACATTGCGTCTGGAAATAATCTTAAAGCGCTCATAGTCAATCCCTAGACATTTAAAAATTAAGCTTTTTTAACTCCCTTTTTGACTGTTTTACGCACTGGTTTTTTCTTTTCCTTTGCTGGCGCCTCGACAGTCTCAGCTTCAATTGTAGTACCAAATGCTTGTTTCATATTTGTGTAAATCTGATCAAGACTCCCTAGGCTTGCCATAGCCAAAGGCCCACCATCTGTACCACTAACTTCAAGCTTTTGAGTGGCTTTGCCCTCCATTCTATCGAGGACCTCCTTGATGGCCGGAACATCGCCTTTCATGGCTTTTGCCACGAGAGCTATCCCCACCCAGTCACGCAGCTGTCTTTTTTCTATTTGGTTAGTGTATTCATTGATTTGCTCGCACTCCATCTCCAAAGCACGCTTAAGAGAGTCAGTAAGGGAGATAGAGCCTTTCTTTCTCCCGCCTAACTTATTGCCTTTCTTAAACTCGTGCCCCTTTAGATTAGCTAAAGAGTTTGGGTGCTTAGACGCCATCTATATCCTTCTTCAAATTCAGGTTCAAGTTCAGGTTCAAGCTCGGGTTTAGCCCGCGTTATCAAGCTTACTTAGAGTTTGTTTTAGTAAGAGCAAGCACGCTAAGTGTTGTTTCCAAAAGACCAAGCTCTTTGCGTTTTTCTTTAATCTCATTTTTAATAAATTTAATAGAAGCGGCAACTTCTTTTTTTGTTGTTGATGCAGAAGTAGTTTTAGTCGTCTTTGTAGTTTTAGTGGTCTTAGTGGTTTTAGTAGTCTTAGTTTTAGGGCGACCTCTGGTTCCCTTTTTTTTAGATGTGGAAGTGGTAGCTTTGGTTTTAGATTTGTTTTTATTTTTAAGCTTGGTGCTGGTTTTACTGTCGGTCATACTTGTCTCGCTAGTAATTGTATTGGTTGTTACTTTTGCTGTAGCTGCCATGCTCTCTCTCCTAATTAATTTAATTAAAAAAATTTATTGTGCTTGTGCTCATCCGGAATAGCTTCATCCATATACCACTCAATCATAGATTTGGCCTCAACTAAACCGTACGACACTGTAGCATAATAATCATTTTTTTTTAAGCTGTCGATTATTGCTAATTGTTTTTTTGATACAACTCCTTTTTTTACTCCAATACCCGCCGCTCTTTTTAGTTCAATAAATGCACCATAATAGTTTCTTGATGGCTTAATTATTTGCAAATCTGGCATCCCAGGAACAACTCCCTCGATAACTGCAAACTTGGCTTGCTTTGCTCCTCGGATATAGCCATTTGCAGAAGCGACAATCATGGTGTCCGGATATTTTAATTTAAACCATGATATTATATGGGTTTGTTCCTGGCGCTCAGTTTGAGATTTAGATCTTGTTAGAGTTTGGTTATTTGGATCTAGATCTGCGTTGCTGGGATAATTCTTCCATCTTGTCAAGAGCCGCTATCCTCACAAATTCTGACAACTTCATTCTTTCCATTTTTGACCAATACTTCAATCTGCTGTACATTTTCTCCGTAACCCGTACGACCATGCAAGTGTCATATACTTCTCCAGTGTAGCTTGTTGATCTTTGGTTTTGCTTTTGTGTGGTCTTAGGCATGTTATTATTTTCTCGCGCGATTGTTTAAAAATTTATTATATTGTATAACAATGTTATGCAGTTTTCAATAATAAATAGTATAAACGTCACCCCCCTTGACACTGCTAGGGCTAATTGATATAATTTATTCAAGTTAAGCAAACTAGAACTAAAAGAGGAAATAAAAATGAATGTCTTAAGAGTGTGTTATACAGAGTCAAACAGTTTTGGCGACCAAATAATTCACGTTGTTAATGAAGATTCTCAAGAGGGGGACGTTGTAATTAATCAAGGGGGCTCGTGGATTAACCTGCCTTGCCTAAGATCTCATCAGGTGTGGATTGATGGGAACAAAGTAACTCAATCTCGAAAATGGTAACCCCAACAAAAAGGTAAACAAATGAAAATCACAGTTTTAAGAAAAGACAGTTATGGGCAAGAGCGAATTTATCCAGTCTGCGAAAAAGCTAAATTATTTGCTGAAATAGCAAAAACAAAAACGCTGGGATTAAAAGATTTAAAAGCTATCAAAAATCTAGGATATGAAGTGGGGATGCAGAATATACACACAAAAATATAGAGCTAAACCGCCGCCAGCGGCAGTGTGGTTATGCCAAATAATTCACGCTTGTGCCAGCGACAAAATTAAAGTAAATTGAAAAAGGCTATAGACATAGTTATTTTTTTAACATAAATAAGATATGCTAGATTATGACTCACTCAACGAACAAGCTCAACGAACAAGGTTAGGCAAGGATAAGCCTCATGACGCTCAGTGCACTTGATTATCATTATTATTTAAAAGCAGCTGTATGCAGCGATAAACCGCCGTCATTACCGTCGTCATTTGAAAAACATGAAAACAAAAAAAAATCCTGGCTGTTGCTAACCAAGATTTTTTTAAAGCCTATCTCGCTAAAGATAAAAAATTCTAATACCAACCAGTCTCAGCAAAAGCATAAGCATA